TCATATAAGAATTATTCTCATAGACTTGAAAAGTTGAATAAGTTTTCTCAACATCTATTCTAAGATTAGAATCTCCATTATTAAAAATTATATAAACTGATGTAGTTAAAACTATAAGTGTTAAAAATATTCCTATTGTTATTTTATTTTTAGTCATTTATTTGTTACTATTATATAGTTTCATAGTATTTAAATGTTTAGGTAATTAAATTGCCTCTCCTACAACAAATGTTAATGTAAGATTATATTGTACTTCTGTTTCTGAATGTGTATCTGGGTGGTCTCTTGCCTCTTTAACACAAACTATTCTTTCTAAATATCCCGTATAAGTATCTCCATCATAAACCATAGAGATAACTCCACCATTAATTCCCCCACCATTTGCTACACTAAATAAATCATCTTTTACTTGTTTTGCTGTTTGAGTAGAACTACTTGTAATATATGCCCTAATTACAAATTGGTGTGTAATACGAAGTAAATCTAATATTTTTGTTGTTCTTGCTCCACTTTCTTGAGAATTTTTAGTTTGTGATAAACTAAGGACAATTAATTTATTAGAATATTCCTCACTTACATTATCTGCATCAACACCAACAGAAAAACTACCTTTTGAAAAAGTTATATCTGACATAAATTATTTCCCCCTTTCATTTTAAAATTTAACAATCCTCCTTGTCTCATTTAAGAGTTCTCTATTGTTTTTTTGTAACATTTCTTCAAATTCTCTTTTATCTGAAACTGTTACATAATAGGTAACATTCATTTTAACATCATTACCTCCACTACCCCCTAAGGTATTTGGATTTTTTGTAGCAATTAAATAATCATCTGGGTGTGTATTTACAATTCCCTTCGGAGTTATTATTGCATCATTAACATCATATATATTTTTTTTGGAATCAATTTTGGGTAAATTTTTACTATTTAAAAAATCAAAATCCAAAACGGATTTTTCACCGTATTTATTTTTATAAGACTCCACAGAACTAATTGCAGAATTATAATTTGCAATAGATAAAATTAAACCATCTACTTCTGCTTTTGTCTTCTTAAATGTATCTGCTAGTTCTTCTTGTTTTTTTATTCTTTCTTTTTCTGGCATTTCCCCAAATGCATCATTTAATTTTTGTTGTTCAGTAATGTAATAAGAATATGCAATATCTTTCATAGCAAAATCCATTGTTTCTGAAGCAGTACCCGCTTCATACCATTTTGCGATAGTCCCCCCAATTGCATCTTGATAGGTTTTTAATCCAGAAGTATCTACTTCTTTAAATGAAAATAAATTAATAACACTTTCTACTGTCCAAGCAGCCATATCTATAATCTTTAAAAATGTAACTGTTAAAGATGCCAATAATTCTGGTTCCCCAATAACCTTAATTAACAAACCGACACCCAATACACCAGCTCCCCATGTTAGTCCAGCAGCAATAGCTGCAACACCCAAACCTGCAGTTAAATCTCCGATTGCAGCAACATAATCTCCTTCTGATAAATCTTTAACCATAAATCCAATAGGGATAGCAATAGCTGCAATAGTAAATATTTGTTTAAATGCAGATGATGCAAAAAAGCTAGTTAGATTAGATTTCAAACCAGATACAAGACTTCCACCCCATAGTTTACCAATCCCCTCTAACCCCAACCCAACAGTTCCAAGGGTTAATAAGAAAGTACCTAGTGCAGCACCAAATAAAGCGATAGCCCCAATTGTCTCTTGTACTTCTTCTGGTAAATCCATAAACCACGTCATTACTGGAAGCAAAAAATTAAGTAAATCTTCAGCGATTGGTAAAAAAACAACACCTAATGTAGTATTAAGTAATTCTTGTATCCCAACCCATTCCATAGATGTTTTTATTAATCCATTAAATGTTCTTTGTAACGCCATACCAAAAAACATAGTAGAAAGTAATGACATATTGAATCCATTTGTAGCAATTTTACCTTTTTTCATTAACTCATTAATATTTTGAACACTATTACCAGCTTTATCTATCAATTGTCCATTTTTATCGAAAGTGAAACCATAATGAGAAAGAATATTATCTACTTGTCTGCCTGTAACTCCAAGGTTTTGCATTTGTTTTCCATAAAATTCTTGTTTGTTCATTAATAATTCTTCTTTCAATCCTTTATTAACAAGAGATTCTGAAACTTTATCTAGAATTAGACCCTGTGCCTTAAAATTCTTTTCAAATTCTTCGGTACTAATTCCTAATTTTTTTGCATTTCTTTCATAATAACTTCCAACATCATTAAGTTTTTCAGTTAATGCCTTTAAGTTCGCTTGTTTACCTAAAATAGTTTCAATACTAATTTCAACTCTTTTTCTTATATCTCCATTCATCTTCTAAAACTCCCCTTAGAACCAATAGAACCACTACTCTTTTTATTATACTCTTTTAATTCTTCAATTAAAAAAATAATATCTTCTGAATCCATATCTAAAAATTCTTCTTTAGAAAAATAACCATAATGTAACATAAGATAATTCCAATTAGAACGCCAATCAGAATTACCTTTCTTTTTACCAAATAAACTAATTATATCTTTAGGATTTCTCTGCATTTGCTTGTTCTCTCCTCTTTTTTATCATTTCTATTGCTTTGTCATCCCTTGTCTTTGGCATTAAATTATCTAAATTTGATAATAAAGAATAAAAGTTAGTAGAAACAAAGTTTTCTGCAGTATCCTCATCTATACCAATAAAGGTTCTTTTTACAATACTCATAAATAAATCAAAAGATATTTCAATAAACTCCTTATTCAATTCTTCTTCAATATCTTGTGTTTTTTCTTTTTCTTTTATTTTTTTTAATATGTTAATTAAATTGATTGCAACGAGTTGTTCTTTCATCTTCATTGGTTTAAAATAAAATGTTTCTTCAACACCATTTTCATCTTTTAATTTAATAGGAATTTCTTTAGTAATATATTTTTGTAATCTGTCTAAATCATTCATTTTCTTTCACCCCCTTTCACCCTCTTCTAGTCTTTTCTCTTTTATCACATTAGCAAAAGTCTTTCTAACTTTTGTTTCAGTAACTTCTTTCTGTTCAACTTGAGGTTTATTCTCAAGAATATAAGTCATAAATTCTTTATCTAGTAATACTTCTTTAACTCTCTGGTATTCTAACGCTTGTTCTATAAACCATTTAAGGCACATACCATAATCCCCAACAAATTCCCCATCTGCTATTTGTATAAAAATATCTTTAATGTGGATAGGGACACGACTAATTTTAAGAAATGTTTTATTCTCTTCTATTGCAATTTTCTCTACTTCTTCTCTTTTCATATAAAGTAAGGGGGATTTCTCCCCCAAAATTTAAATTTAACTACTTGTGTAAGCACTAACTGCAGGTAATTCTGCATCATCGTTAGTTGAACTTCCAGTAATATTTCCAGTCCCAGTCTTATTGAAAGGTGGGAACTTAAATCTTACATTCCAACTCCAACCACTTTCAGGAGTATATTCTTGTGGGGTTGCTTCAACTAAATAACCATTTTGTGCTACTAATCTAGCACCAGCATTTCCTACCTCTACTGCATCTACTGCACTAGTTATACTTGTATCATCAGTTACAAGGAATACACATCTATATTTTGTTCTTCCTCTATCAACTGTAAAACTTAATGGTTGAGCAGAATCGGATGTATTTGCACAAAATAAGTCAAATACCCCATTATCTCCACCCATTTCTGTTGGATATATTTTCATAGAAACTTCTGTTGGTTCCATTGGTTTGAAATTATCTAATCTTCCACCAGCCAAATTTGGTATAAAATCAACATCTTTTGTTCCTATTTTGAAATCTATACTATCTGAAATAGTATAAAAATCTCTTTCAGTTCCATCCAACTTACTTACAGATACAAGAGCAACTTCACTATACATATTGTCGTTTGCCATTTATTCTTTTTTCCTTATTTTAATTCTCTTCTTCCTTGGAGTAACTCCATAAGGTTTTTTCTTTTCAATATTATCTAACTTTTCAATTTTAAAGTGATATAATTTACCCATTGGTTCATAATCTATAATAATTGTATCTTTTGGTTTTAAAATAAATATTTGTGGGGATTTCCTAACCCAAAATCTCTTTGGAAAGTTAGTTATGTTTGTTATTTTATATTTCATCTTTGATTTGCTTTATTTAGTGCTTTTTCTACAGATTTAATTAATATTGAATCTATTTTTGGTATCCAAGAG